AGCAGCATGCTCAGGGCTCACACAAGCAAACTCTACAAATACACTATCAATCATACATTCAAAGCAATTATTATAAATTCAATATTTTATTTAATTGTAATAGATACATTTAGTACTATTTTCAAAATTTTAATATCTGAATTCATCAACTGCTTTAACCACTTTCAAACAAATCYCACTACCATACAAATGTATTAAATCTGACTTTTTTGATATTGTCATATAATTATATTTTCCATTAATTATGTCAACTTTAAGACCATCATCAATTGATAAATCTTTAAATATTCTTTTAACCGTTTTATATCTATTTCTAATTTTCTTATCCTTACTTTTAGAGTATTTCTCTAATTTCTCTGCAGGTGTTAAAGCCACATTCTCAACCTTAACTATAGAAGTACTTTCTATTTCAAGGTTCTTAATGTCAGCTTGACATCCATCAGAGCTTATTCTAATATTAATTGGCTTATTGCTAATATCACTCCCACATTTCTTGTCTAGATCATCTATCATCTCAGATAACCCATCTTTGAATGGTGGAGTTTTGATTTTATATTTATTATTATCTGATCCTATTTTCGAATCAAACGAAGTAATAGGTTTTATATTATCGCTCAGTGCTCTTAAAATATCATCAAGGGCTGATGATGAACTGAGCTTTTCACCAACCACTTCTAGTTTTCCGAACCATCAAAATTCGGAACCTCCATACGAATAGCCCTTTCTGTTGCCTTCTTGGCTGCTAAGATCTGTCTATAGGTTATCTTAGCTGCTTCTAGTTCTTGGACTAGAATCTCTGCTTGCCATTCAGCTGGCAAACCACCTGCAGCATATTTACCTACGGCATGGAACAGTCCTTTATCCATAGGTCTATCTTTTGCAAGGAACTGTTTTGCAGTCTTGCTTATTATCTGCATCCTCAACTTCTTTTCAACATTTACTGTTCCCATTATCGCACAGACCCCTGCTATGTCTGTTCTACTTCCTTCAACAAACTGTCCACCATTTTGTGCACTTAAGTTAAGTGCAACTAAAAGCTCGGTTTTATCAGTAATTACTGCCTTGATTTCAGGGTCTGCTAACATCAAATCAATGTCATCCCTGGAAAATATTGCACCACACAAAGGCGTCAATATTGTAGTGTCTCTAGCAACACATACCTTTACAAATTCCTTGAACTTGTAAAGTGCTAAGAATGATGCTTGTTTTATAGTCAAAACTAAGACACCGTTCTTCACTGTCGGTTCTGATTGTGGTGCTATTGTGTTTTTGTATGTTTTGACAATAACCATACCACTTACGACTGTTCCAGCTTCACCATTTTCAACTGAATGTTCCCTAATTTTGGCCTTATAGGCAGTTACCACATCAACTGCATTTGGCCTTGCAGCAGACGTTGATGGTGCATTAGGCGGGTTTTTTGCACCCATTTTGGATGCAACCCTTCCTATGTCAGCAGCATCATATTGTCTTACAAATCTAAATCTGTAAGATTTGTCTGTTCCACTTCCAACTTTGACAGACCTAGTCTCAGGTCCAACTTCAAATATGACTTTGGCCATGAAGTTGAGTGCTTGATGCCCTACTTCCCATCCTGGTTCTAACATAAAATCAGGATTGACATATGACATCTCTCTACATAACTTTTCTGCATCCAATCCAGCAGAATTGTACTCTTTTGAGACTGACTCACATGTATTCAAAAACATGTTGTAATCCCTAGAGCAGGGATGTGATGCCATAGTTGCAATTGTCTTTGCATGCATGTCAAAGGTCTTTCTGACAGCTTCTTGGACAGGACCTTCGAGGTTGAGACCAACCATTGAGTTCTCAGCAGTCGTAAAGGCTTCCGATGGTTTGTCCATTTTCGGTCTTCTTTATGGCCTGTGTTATACTATGTGCAAAACTTAAATTATCAGTATTATATATAATTGAAATAGGTTTTAGTGCTAACAATAATGTAGTATAGTTTATCGATTTGACTTCAAAAGTCTTTCCAATCAATAATCCTGATCTAATCTTTGTTAGGAATAAATCACTAGTTATCTTACTAGAGTTTGGGTATATCTTCTTACACTTGCAATATGCAAAGTCAGCTGAAGATGATAATTCGTTATTATCTTTTATCGACACGTTTATTTCAGGTTTGCTTAGGTCTACTTTAATCGTCAATAGAATATTGGTGTACATGAGTTGCCCTATGCGTGCTGCT